TCGGGCGAAAATTACCCGACTTTACAGAAGTTTTAATCCCCATTCCTTTTTTCTTAGTTGTTACCATTTCTAGCCACAGAATAAAGTATAGTCTGTAATATTTGTTGGTACCACAACAGAGTAATCTGAAGTTTGTCTTGCAGTTAAAATACCTGCACCTGGTAAAATCAAATCTTGAACAATAGTTACTCCGGCAGGAGTTGCAACATCAAATATAGTATTGTTTCCTGTAGTTAAACCATTAATGTTAATTTTAAGACTCCCTGTACTAGAACCACATACTACATAGAAAGCTTTTACACGAGTTCTAGGTAATGCTAGATCTCCTGATGTACCAAGACTTATATCATTAGCTGATGTACCACTTATACTAATACTTTCAATAAAAGCATAAAAGTTTGTTGATGTTACTGTAGCTGTGTCAGGACCGGTTACTGTTTCTGTTGTAAACTTGCCTGATAAATCACCAACTTTAATACCTACTATAGTAAAAGTATTAGCTAAATCATCGCCATCTGAAGTAATAGCTACTTTGTAACCTACTCCATTTGGACCTGCATCTTGTGTAAGCAGTGTCAAAGCTCCGGCAGTGCCAACTGCAGCTGCCGCTCTGTAGCGTGTAGTGCTTGTAGAAGGGTTTATTGCCCATATATCGGAATACACACCCATAATATTCTCCTATTAAGCAACAGTTGCTATTGGTGAAGAAATTACATCAGCTTGCCATGTAGAGTTAGTGCCATCATCTGATACACAAGTTAATTTAACTCTTGAGCCAACAACTGTTGCAGCTACTAATGTTAATGTGTCACCTGCAACATCAAATACATAACCAGCAGCATCATCAGCATCTGCTAAAGCTGCATACCAATTAGATACACCAGAACCTGGTAATACGAAAGTTGCTGTTTTACCTCCAGCAAGAGCTACAGTAACTAAAAATTCATAAGTTGTACCAACGTTAGCTGTAGATAAAGCAGGCATGTTAACCACTTTATCATCTGTACCGTCGATTGAAAATAATGTACCTGATTGAGCTGTTGTTAAAGTTGTGGTAACTGCAGTCGCTACGTTTAGTGTTGAAGAGTCAACAGTTTGTCTAAAGGTAGGACGTGCGTCATAGGTTGCTTCTACAGTAATTTCGCCTGTAGTTGTGTCTTGTGTTATTGACTGGAAGCCATTCTCAGAGCGGACTGGTCCAGAAAAAGTTGTATTTGCCATTTATGTTCTCCATACAAAGTTAAACTTATCTATCGTGTATGCGTCTGTCGGGACAGTTAGATAAGCTGGTATTACCCGAATAAGTATATGATACACATTTTAGAACTATTATACAACAAAAAAGGAGCTGTGTAGCCCCTAATTCGCGAACTTTAATAATATAAAATTACTTGTTGCAAACGTACATTGTTACTTCAAAACCGAAACGCATTTCAGTTGCAGCAGGTGTTGTCCACATAATGAGATCTCCTTTCATTAAATTTCAGCATTAGCTGATAAGTAAATTATGCTCTTCTCTTTAATATATTCCATCAAGAAAACCATGAGTTATACATAAAAAAAGACCCAGCCGAGAAACTGGGTCTTTTAGAGGAAGGGCTTAACTTAATTAAGCAGCACCTTCTGAACCCCACATACCGAGAGGATCTGACCAACCGAATGAGTAACGCTCACGAGCTTTGTAGCGTACGTTACCTGTATCGAAGTCACCGTCCATTGAAGTTGTCAATGGTGTTCTTTCGAAGTGTTTCATACCGTTAGGTACGTCGGTTGTTAAGAAGTATGCATCATTGTCTGTTAAGTAATGATTGATTGCATAGCCTTCTGGAATCGCACCGTTGTTTTTCAATGCGTTGAGATCGTTATCAGCAGTACCTACACGTAGTTCTGTTTCTAATAAACGAGTTGCAACGAATTGTAATGATGGTGGAATAACTAATTTACGTGGTTTAGCAGCAATCAATAAACCTCTTTCATCAGTCCATGCAGCGATCTGAATAACTGCGTTCTCTAATGATGTTTCATTTAGGTCAGCAGGAGTTGATTGAGTGTTGCTGTTTGTACCACCAGATACTAGTGGGTGAGAAGTGCTAAATAAAGCAACATCGTCACCACCAGGATAGTTAGTACCGTCGAAACCATTGTTTAACACGTTAGCAGCTTTAACTTGTTTAGTATAAGCCATTGCACGTGCTAATGCTTTAGTGTAACGAGCAGATAAAGTGTCATACAAGTTATCTTCTACTGCTTCTTCAGTTAATGAGAAGCCTAAAGCGATTGTTTCGTGGTTGTATCTAGCTGTAAAAGCTTCTTGTGCATTGTCATAAGCGATGGCGTTGCCTTCGTTTTTAACAGGTGCAGCTGCGAAGCCTGATAATTTTGTTTCTTCTTCGAAACTTCTTTCTGATGATTCTGTTTCGTAGATGTCTTTGTGCTCTTCACCATAACGCTGATATTCCATTCCGAATAAAGCATTAAGGCCAGGAAGCAACTCTTTTAATAACTGAGCTCTTGAAATTGCCATGGTTTATTCTCCTTAAATACCAGTGCCGTTAGAGTACGCATGAGATTTTGGGTTAAATTTAACCAAAACGTCAGTGAATGTATCTCCAACTTCAGATGTTGTTGAATTCACAAAATCGATAATTTTGAATGCGATTGTATCAGTAACATCAATAGCTGAAGCATCTGCTGCCATTGTTGAGTTACCTGTAACTGTAGAACCCGCTGTAGGGTTAACTACAGGGATATTAATTCCTAATGCAGACTGAGCTAATGTATCGTCAGCTTGAATTTGAAATACGCAATCATAATCATCAACTACATAAGCCATAGCATCAGATGCTACAGTGCCTGATGGAAAATATTGTGAAAATAATTTTTGTTTCGTATTTGGGTCTGTGTATGTACATCCAACAAATACGCCAACTGTGCCAGCTACAAATGCATCAGCATTTGTGCCAACTTCGTTAACGATTTCAACTGTACCAGCAGCTACTATAGAGACTACTGAACCGTTGAAGATGTCAGAAGCATATCCAGACGCAATTTTTAATTGACGAGTAGAGCCAGCAAAAGGCTGACCACCAATCAAGTTTACAGGCTTAAGCCCGTAAGGTGCGGCTGTTGTTGCCATAATTTATCTCCTTAAAGATTTGTTTAACCTTTACCAAAAGACTTAGTAGATTTTTTATCAGAGAATAACGGCATACGAGGGTCATTTTCTTTCATAAAGCTATTATCAACAGCTCTAGCTTGTCCTTCTGCTTTCTGCCTATAATAGGCATTTCTCTGATCTACCATTTCTTGTGGCATTTTACATAAAAGCAATCCACCTACTTCGACAGCATCTTTAAATCTACTGTCGGTGGATGCCGGTAATTTAATTTCTGGGTATTCTGAATGTTTCACAGGTTCCCAGCCTTCACGCATTTTCGAAGACACATTTAGATTATCAGCATCATTAGCGAGAGAAATTCTAATCCATCTATATGCCCAACCTGGTTGTTTTTTAAACTCTGGAAGAAGTGAAGGGGGTGCCCATTCTCTTTTTCTTGGTTGAGTTTCTTCACGTATTTCTAAATCTCTGTCTAATCTCTTATCCATTTGCGTTCTCCGTTTTTAAAAGTTCTCTTGCATATTGCTCTGGTGTTAGCTTAAACTTTTTAGCTAAAGCTAACTGTGTTTTTGTCAACCTTACCTTTCTAGGGGATGTTGAACGAGTTGCAGGGGCAACTACAGTAGAAGGTTTTGTATTGCGTTGGGCAGGTTGTCCTTCCAACGATTCAGACCCAAAGTAATCTGGGAATGTTTTTCGCATCGCATCATCTATGCGACGATAATAATTATCTGATGACGGGGCGACACCCTCGATATTAACGAGTTGATCATGCAAACCCAAGGCAAACCCTGTCATCGTTCTATTTGGTCCAAACCAGGAGTTTTTAGTTTGCCAATTAAGCGCTCTTTCATCTGGTTTAGAAACTTGAGTTTGTACGTTTCTTTGTTGTATTTGTACACTATTTTCAGCTTCTTGTAAAGATTCTTTTGTATATTGAGGTCTTATTTGCTGAGCCTGTAGTACTTTATATTGAGCTTCGCTAATTTTAGATTGCGCTTCACTTATTTTATCTGGATCTCCAGAGTCATAAGCTTCACGATAATCCCTTTTAGCTAACGTTAATTCTTTATCATAAGCATCTTTAAGTGTCTTAATATAGTCCTCTTCTCCAACACTTAAAGTTTGTTTTAGCTTTCTATTCTCATCAATGATACGTTGTGCCATATTAATCGCTTCTTGTCGCTCACGATCTGCAGCTTCTTTTGCACGTCGCTCATCATGCCAAACTTTTTTAAGTTGAGCCATTCGATTTTTAACTCTTTCAGAATAATCTTCTAGAGTATCTTTTTCTAGCTCATCAACAACTTCTTTTGGTAGTGGGTCTCGATTACGATCTTGAGGAGGAGTATCATCTTCGACTTCTAAATCAAAATCTAATTCCTCTTGTTCAGGTTTAGCCATTTCTTTCTTAGCTTTAACTGCTTCTTCATAATCTTGCTTATCCTCTTTCGATGTTACTTCTACTTCCGTAGTTTCATCATCTTGGAGTTCATCAGGTATTTCATTTATGATGTTAGCCATCAATTTTCTCCTTTGGTTGCACCGAAAAACCTATCGGTGTTGGTGTTATATTTGCGTCTATTCCAAACTGCAGGAACAACTTGAATGTTGTTGTACTTGTTAGTACCACCTTTTGAAACAGGAATAATATGATCTATTTCCCATTTCATATTCGTATGTTTTTCTCGCAGCTTACACAAACGATATGCTTCTGCTAAACAAAACTTATCTAACTCAGTTAGTTTCTTTTGCAGAGACCTACGTTTTACTCTAGCAATAGCTCTATAAAGTCTACCTTTTTTAGTTTTTTCCCATAAAGCTTTTGCTTTTCTTCTTGCAGGGGAAACAGGAGTCTCTCTATGCTTTTTATTTATACAATCTTTATTTCTAGCATAGTACCGTCTACCCCTAGCTCTAGAAAGTTCTTTTTGTCTTTCCGTGAGCTCTGAATATTTTTTACGCTCTTTCGTAGCCTCTTGGATCATCAACTACAGCTTCTACTGTATCGTCATTGATAATTCTAAATTCTCTACCATGTATTTTAATACGTGTTCCAGAGTAAGCTCGACATATAATAAAATCACCTTCAGAACACCAAGGACCAGTAGGAAATCTTTCTTTGTCTGCATAGGCCATATCACCTATCTTCATAACAAATAAAACTATTGTTGAGTGTTCTTCAATATGTCTTGTTTTATCAGCTTTTATAATCCCACTTTCAAAAGTATCTTCTACTGATGGCACGGCACATAAAATGCGATAGCCTTTGACTTCTGGTAGTTGAGTGGGTTTTTGTTCTTGTTTGGGTTCTTCTTTAGCTTGAACTGCTTTACCTTTAAAGTCTACTATAGTTTTCTTTGGCGTAATGATATTACTCATCGTCCATCTCCATATTCTTTGCAAGGTCTGCTATGTGTCTTTGTGCAATCATTAGACCTCGAACTATGCCTGCACTGTGTTGGTAATGAGCATAATCTGTTGCTACTCCATCACCTAAATTTTCTAAAATATTTATGCGTTCCTCTTCTAGCTTCTCAGCTAAAAGTTTTAACGTACTTTCTAACATGGGTTAGTCCTTTCTATTTTTAAGTTGCAACTCTTTATCTTTTTGAACTACTTCAACGCCTAGTTTAGCGCCTTCCATTAGCTCTTTAGCTTTAAGTTGTTTTTCTTCCATCACTGCTTTAGCACCTAAATTAGCGCCAGCAATTCTTTCTTGGGAATCAATTTTCATTTTTTCAAGTTCTAATCTTGCTATATCAAGTTCTGTATCCGCTTGCATCTTCTGAGCTTTAGCTTGAGCTTCTTGTTCTTTGATTGCTAACTCACGTTGTTGAATTTGTGTTAATGGATCTTGTGCGGCTGCTGCAGCTTCTTGTTGCGCTACTTCTGTTTGATTTTTCTGTAATAATTGCTCTGAAGCACGTGCTACTATACGAGATACTTCTAGCTCTGCATCTTCAGGAAGAACTTCATTTGGTTTAGGTAATGGAACACCTAATTGTTCTTCAATTTGTTTTCTATATTCAAACGCTAAATGTTCTGCAATATGAGCTTCCATAGCTGCTTGCACTACACCAGCGTTAGGGCTTTGACCTACAAGCTGTCTAATCTTAGGATCATTCATAAAGTTCATGTGTACATCTAAATGAGCTTGATGATCTTGATATATAAACGCTTTAACTGGTTTGCTATTTAAGATGTTCATGTTTTCTGAAACAGGATCTACTGGTTTCATATCATCTTTATTAGGAATTAGTTTATCT